ATTACAATGCAAACGCTAATACCGACGATGGTTCATGTGTATTAATAGTATATGGGTGCATGGATGAAACAGCACTTAATTATAATGAAGACGCAAATACAGACAATGAGTCATGTATTACAATAATAGAAGGATGTACAGATTCAAATGCACTTAATTATAATGAATTAGCAAATGTAGAAAACTTTACATGTATACCAATAATGAATGGTTGTATGGATTCAACCGCATTAAATTACGACTCAGATGCAAATGTTGATAACGGTTCTTGTATAGAAATTGTAGAAGGATGCACTGATAATACTGCATTAAACTATAATGATTTAGCAAACCTAGATGATTTTAGTTGTATAGCTTACATATATGGCTGTACTGATGAAACAGCACTTAATTATAATGATTTGGCTAACACAGATAATAATAGTTGCATTCCATTTATTTATGGTTGTACTAACCAAAATGCATTGAATTATAATTCTTCAGCTAACACAGATGATTTTAGTTGTATATTACCTATTTACGGTTGTATGGATGTTGATGCTTTAAATTATGATATAAATGCAAATGTAGATAATGAAACATGTATAGAAGTAGCAATAGGTTGTACTAATCCAATTGCATTAAATTATGATGAGTTAGCTAATGTAGATGATTTTAGTTGTGTTCTTCCAATATATGGTTGTATGAATATTGATGCACTTAATTATGATGAATTAGCAAATGTTGATAACGGAACATGTATTGAAATAATAGAAGGTTGTACAGATCCAACAGCTCTTAATTATAATGAGCTAGCTAATGTAGATGACTTTTCATGTATAGCATTTATTTATGGATGTACTGATAGTACTGCATTAAACTATAATGATTTAGCAAATACCGACAATGGTACTTGCATAGAATATGTTTATGGTTGTACAGATCCAACGGCATTTAATTATAATGTAGATGCAAATACAGAAGACTTTTCATGTATAGAAGTTGTGATAGGATGTACTGATGAGGATGCAATTAATTATAACCCATTAGCAAATACAAATTCAGGAGGATGTATAGACGTGTTGATAGGATGTACCGACATAAATGCATTTAATTACGTTCAAACAGCTAACACAGATGATGGTAGTTGTGAGTATGATGCAGGATGTAGTGGAGGACCGGGTGAACCATATTGGTTACCAAATGAGTGTTTTGCTTGGGTAATATCAATTGATTCAAATTGTTGTGAAGGTGAATGGGATGGCTATTGTGTTGAATTATACAATTATTGTGATTTAGGATGGCCTATTGAATTAGAAGAAAATTCAAATGGAATATCTATATATCCAAATCCAGTAACAGATATGCTTAATATTTCAAAAGAAATAGATATAAAAATATATGATATAATAGGTAATTTAGTAATTTCTGAAAAAAGAACTAAACAAATAAATATGACAAATTTACCAAGTGGTATATATAATTTAAATATCATTTACAATAATAAAAACATATCAAACAGAATTATAAAACAATAACCGCCTTTTAAAATAAATTTATATTTATTAAGGAATAATATACTACAAACATGGCAAACGATAAATTTTACGGATACAAACCTAAAAAAGAAAAAACAGAACCTAATAAGGGTATACCAGGATCAGGTAATCGTTTAGATAGAGTAAATCCCTATGAATTTAGAAAAGGTATGGATTATGAATTAGCTTCTGCAGGAGTAGAAAGATTAAAAGAAGCAGATTTAGATCAACGTGAAAAAGCAACAGAAGCAGTTCTTAAAAACTTAGAAGAACACGGAGGATTTTATTCAGCATTAATTCAATTTAATGCAGGAATGAATCAAGGAGGTACAATTAAGGAATCCTCATTCAAAGAATATTTAAAAAATTATACATCAAAACGAGGCGACGGGATGGAAGAAGTTAAAAATGCTTTTAAAACTGGAAAAATGAAAGACGCTGACCATAAAAATGATAAAATGACAGAACCTAAATACGATAAAAAAGATTATACAATTACCTTAAAGGAAGCCATAAAAAAAGAAGTAACAAATCTTTTAAAAGAAGCAGATGAAGACGATAAATCATTAGCTAAAGATGATAAATCCGCAGCTAAATCTGCTAAAGGAAAAAAATCTATTGAAAAACAAATAGATAAATTACAACAAAAGAAAACAACTTTAAATGATAAAAGAAAAGAACATTTTGAAAAATATAAAAATGGTACTAAGAAACAAAGTGATGTTGAAAAATTTAAAGAAAAAGTAAAACCTCTTCAAGATGAAGTTAAAGCTATTGATAAAGAATTAGAAGGTCTACATGATCAATTATTAGGTATCAAGAATGAAGCAAAAATGACAAGAAGAGAAATAGCAAAGACTATGATGAGTAAAGATGTCCATATGGAAATTCTTAATATTATCAAAGAAGCAGGTGTTTCTTTACAAGAAGGAGCTGAGGGTGTAAAAATGCATTACGAAATAGCAAAAACAGCATACCAAGAGGGTATGATGGCAGGAATGAAAAAAGACTAAAACAAAACCAATAATAACTTATTTAATAAATATAACAAAATGACTTTAAAAGAATTACAAGAAATGATTAAAGAAGAATTTAATACATTTGTAAATGAAACAGAAAACGTAGGTGAAGACGTAGACGTGGATGTAGACACAGAGGCAGGAGATATGAATACAGAAATGGAAGGTGAGGGATCAGAAGAGATGCTTCGTAACATATATGATATGTTAAAAGCTAAATTTGAAGGTGAAGAAGATATGGATAGTGAAGAACCAGCTGAAGAACCCGAAGAAGAATTAGAAGAAGCACCAAAAGATGATGAAGATACAATGGAAGAAGCTGCATCCACAGGATTTGGTGACGCAGGATCTAAAAATTCATCAGGAGCTAATGTAGGATTCACACCAGCTAAAACTACAAAGGGTGATGGTAAATTACATGAAAAAAAATCTCCACTCCAAGAACGCTTTCAAAAATTAGCTAATATTGTAAAATAATATGACTCTTGACGAGTTATTATTGGAATGGTCTTATATGTCAGAAAAGGGATATCCAGATATGGATAGCCCTTCTGATATCTCTATTTTAAAACAAATTTTAGAAAAATTAGAATTACCCTCTAATGAAATTCTTAATAACTTAAAAGAAGGCACCAAAGCAGCTAATTCTAGAAACGCTATATCTAAAATAATAGATTCTCCCGAAGGTAAAGAAGCAGGTTTAGCTTCTATGAAAAATACCTATAGAATAGGTAATAGAAAAAATATCGATAAAGATCAATTTATTGAAATAATACAAAAATTATTTAATAATCCTCAAATAAAAATAATAGATCCACCTCAAAGTGGAAGTTCAAAGTATAACATGTTTGAATTTAACACAGAAGAAGGATTAGTCCAAATAATCCTAGCAGGAGGAGCAAATAAAGGTGAAGTTTATGAACAAGATCTTCTAACTAAAATACAAGGATCTTTTGGAATTCCTATAGAAGAAATTGAATTTCCAGACATTCAAAAATTATTTAAAACCATAGGTATAGATCCCTTAGATCTTACTCCAGATGATGCTGAATTTATGGGGGCATCCGACACAAAAAGACAATTATCCTTTGAAGGACCCACAGATTTGGGTCCAAAAGTAGCTGATCTTGTAATACATGCAAAACAAGATATTTATTTATCTATTAAAGATCAAAAAGGATCAGCAATTTATAATGGGGGTAATGTACCCTTTGTTATATTAAATAATGAAGGCAAAGCCATATTTGATAAGGATAAGTATAATGATAAACCACTATTTAAAGAAATATTTGAAGCATGTGGTATAGACCCACAAAGAATGACAGATGGCATAAATGCATATATTACTCAAGAAGGAAAAGAAAGTACATTTGAGTCATCATTAGATGTAAATTTAGAAAAAATTAAAAATTTATTAGCCTCTTCTTTTGGGTATGGTTATTGGTATGTAAGAGAAAAATCAGGTGGAAAAATATTTGTTCATTACATAGATGGAGAAAAGGGAGCATATGACATGATAGGAAAATTAAATTCGGATGCTGTAAAAATAAAATATCCCGGTACTAATACTAAATCTTTAGATGTAGTTATTGAAACAGATAGTCCCGTATTTCAACAAGATAAGGGAAGAGTACCATTAAAATATCAAATAGTTATAAGAAATGCCACAGGAAAAACATTACCTGCAAGATTAAATATAAGAACCAATAAATAAAATTTGGATTCCCCAAATATAAGTTATATATATCTCCATAAATAAAAAATCATTATGAAATACGCAAGACAAGTACAAGACGCTTTAGATAGATTAAATCAAACCTTAAGAGGTTTAAAAATTCTAATTAAAAAAGGTCAACAACAAGAAGCACTACAATATATGGAAGCAGGACCTCTTAAAGAAAGATTCGAAGAACTACAAAATATAATAACAGTAGCGGGAGGACCAGGTGAATTAGGAGCAAATGGAACGACCCAAACAGGCACATTTTAAAAAAATAAAAGTTATGTTATCAGCAGAAAAAATCCAATCAAATTGGGATCGCTATGTCAGCGAAATAAAAACCAATATATCTAAAGAACGAACAGATATATTAATTCCATTTATGGAAAAATATCAAGATAGAATGATGATGATGCCAGCAGCAGCTAAAAACTGGCACCATTCAGCATTTGCAGGTGGTTATGTTGACCATGTTTTACGTGTGTATGATTGTGCAAATGAATTATATAAAACGTGGAATAAAATGGGGGGAGATATATCCACATACACCATTGAGGAAATGCATTTTGTTGCTTTATTCCATGATTTGGGCAAGATGGGCCAGCAAGAAGGCGAATACTATCAACCAAATGATTCCCAATGGCATATTGATAAATTAGGTCAAATTTATAAATTTAACACTGACATTCCTGCTATGAAAATACCAGAACGATCTTTATTCTTATTACAAGAAATTGGTGTTAAGGTAAGTCAAAATGAATTTATTGGTATTAAAATACATGATGGGTTATATGATGAAAGTAATAAGTTTTACTTCATGTCAGGTATGAAAGAAACTAAATTAAGATCACATCTACCCTTACTAATGCACCAAGCAGACCATATGGCAGCTCAGGTTGAATTTGAAATATGGAATAAAGCAACAAATGCAGTACCAAAACAAGCAAAACCTAAAAATGCTTCTAAAGGTGATAAAATCTTAAGAAATGCTAAAAAAATAAATATAAAAAATAATCCGAATCTATCAAACGCTACTTTAGCAGCTATAGATTCTTTTTTTAAAGATTAATTATGGAAATATTACTAACAATACTACTAACAATAACAATCACAGTTTCTTTTTTTATTATTAGAAATTTAATGAAAAAAAATGAATTATTAGAAGATTTTATTGCTAAACAAAGTGAAGCTATAGGAGCTTGTGATAAAAGATTAAAAGAAATAGATGATAAAGGAATGTTTTATGCTGATGATCAAGTTGGTTTTTTCTTTAAAGAAGTACAAAAAATACAAGAGGCATTAAATGAATTTATGTTAAAATAAATATATGATATCTAATAGAATTCCCCAACCACCAAAAGAAATATTTGATCCAACACCTCAACCTAAAAAAAGAGGACGTAAAAGAACAAAAAAACAATATTTCACTTCAGATACAGATTTAGCAATTAAAGAATATTTAGCCTCTCCTCACCAAATTGAAAGAGACGAAATATTTAAAACAAGAATATACTATGCATTTTATAAATTAGCAGAAAATTTAATACATACTTTTAAGTTTTACTATACGGAAGTAGATAATTTAGAGGATTTAAAACATGAAGTAATTTGTTTTCTTTTAGAAAAGTTAGATTATTTTAAACCTGATAAAGGTTCAAAAGCTTTTTCATATTTTTCAATCGTAGGTAAAAATTATCTTATTCTTTATAATAATAATAACTATAAGAAAAAGAAAATAACAGCAGATGTTATGGCAGCTGATGAAGATAATGGAGTAATACACCAATTAGGTAGAGATAGTAGAAAAAATGAATTAAAAACATTTATAGATTACTTCACTGAATATGTAGATAAACATATATTTACTTTATTTAAAAAGGATAATGATAGAAAAGTTTGTGATGCAATTAATACTCTTTTTAAACGTAGAGAAAATTTAGAAATTTTTAATAAAAAAGCATTATACATTTATATTCGTGAAATGACTGATGTAGATACTCCTGTCATTACTAAAGTTACAAAACATTTAAAAAAATTATATAAAAATTTATATGCCGAATATATCAAAACAGGATATGTAAGACTTTAAATTTTTCCATATTTATAATAAATAAATAGTATGGACCCCTTAAACCAAATAATTTTTGATGATAAAAGTTTTTCTGATTTATTAAAAGAAATTCATAAAAACCAATCAAAAAAATCAAAACAACTAGCTAGTTTAATAGCTGAATTACGTCCTCTTATCACTTCTCTGGGGGATGCTACTGTAGTAGTACCTTTAATAAAAGAATATATGGAAATCAGTGTTAAAAATGATGACCAATTAATAAAAATGGCAGCTATAGTTCAACGTTTATCTACAACAACTTCAAACACGGGTGATGGAGGGTTACTAACAGAAGAAGAAATGCAACAACTTCAAGAAGTAGCCGAAGAAATATCTAAAACAGTTGAAAAACCAAAACAACTAAAAGAACCAAAATAAAGATGGGATATCTCAATATTTTTGATAAAGTAAAAACATCATCACTAACTAATAAATCATCTAAAAGATTAGTATCAGTTAGAGTTCTTGATATTATATTAGATGAAACTCATCCTGATTTTGAAACATATGGAGGTCCTGATGCTATAGGTACTATATTTTATACGATTATATCAGAAGAAACTTCATTAGAAAGTTCTAAAAATGCCCTTCATGCCAAACCATTATTTTCATTTATAAAAAATTATCCTCTAAAAAATGAAATAGTTTTAATTTTATCCACTATAGATAAAGGAATTTACAATCTTAAGGGAGAAACTTCATATTATTTCCCCAGTGTTAATATATGGAATCACCCACACCATAATGCTCTTCCCTCTATAAAAGAACTAAACATAGGAAAAGTAAAAAACGATTATGATATAGACACTGAAAGTGGAATTATAGCAAGAGAAATAACAGATGAAGGAACTGATATAAATTTAGGACAATATTTCACTGAAAATTTAAAAACAAAACCTCTATTACCCTATGAGGGGGACACAATATTAGAAGGAAGATTTGGAAATTCAATCCGTTTAGGATCTACTAATTTTAATAAAAATATAAGTATAAAAAATCCATGGAGTTTATCAGATACAAGCCAAACTGGAGATCCTATAATAATAATACGTAATGGGCAAGATATTGAAGAAGATAATAAAGGATGGATACACACATTAGAAAATATAAATAGAGATCCTTCATCTATTTATTTAACTTCTAACCAACAAATTAGTAATTTAAATGTTTCATCTTTTAATTTATCTTCATATAAAGCAATAATAGAAGAATCTAATACATTTGATCCAATTAAATTTGAAGGATTAAAAGAAGAAAAAGGAACAACAATTATAACTCAACCCGAAATAACAGCATTACCTGGAGAAGAAGAACCAGTTTTAAATTCTCCTACAAATATATCAGATGTAGAATCAAATACATCAACAATAGATGATGTACAAAATAGCAAAGAATCTGACTTTTATGATAGTAATGAAACAGAAGAAGTACCCGGAGAAGTAAATAATTTAGGTAATGAAGATTTAGATAATTTAGATTTAGATGAATTAATGGGTTAAATTAAAAATTATGGCAAAATATTTTAAACTTAGAGATTTACTTTATTCAAGTACAAATAATACTAGAATATCTCAGGGACAGCCTAACATAAATATTCCGGGAAATGACGGAACAAGTTACCCTACAAAAGATGAAATAGTACAGAATATGGATATACTTTTTAGAGAATGCATTAATCCAGTATTAGATTATTTTGGAGGAGCTTCAGAATTAACAATTTCTTCTGTTTATAGATCAGCTGAACTAAATAAATTAATTGGGGGTAGTGGTACAAGTCAACATTGTTATGGACAAGCAGCAGATGTTGTCCCTATAAATGGATTACCAACCTCAGAAATATTTAATTGGTGTGTTGATAACATTAAATTTGACCAATTAATATGGGAATTTCCTGAAAGGGGAGGAACTAAATCTTGGGTCCATATATCTTATGTAAAGGGAAGAAATAGAAACAGAACAACATTAGCCTCAAAATCAGATTTAATCCATAGTAAATATGGAGGTAATAGAAGAGGAAATTACCAACATGATATACTGAAAGCAAATTCAGATTTTTTACTATAAAATATAATAATTATGGCTTATATACCACAATCACCAGATATATATCAAGGAAAACAAGCAATAATAAACTCAGACAGAATATTATTTAATGCTAAAGAAGATTCTATCCTCTTATTTTCAGATAAAGCTATAGGTTTTAGTACAAAAGGAAATGTACATTTTGATTTGGGGGTTAATATAGATGAAGTAAAAGAGGGAGACAACCAAAATAAATTTATAGTAAATTCCCCCAATATATATTTAGGGTTACAAACAAATGGAAATTTACCAATTGAACCTGCTTTATTAGGAAATGAAACACAAATATGGTTAAATGATTTATTAACCTTAATTGAAGATATATTAGATGATATATCATTTAAAATAACTTTTATAACTACATTCCCCGATAAAGCTACAGCTTTAAATCCTAATAACCCTAAAATCTTACAAACAAGAAAAAATGAAATAGATAGATTAAGTGAAGCATTAGAAGAAATAAAAAGTAAAAATACAAAATTAGTATAAAATGGCTACAAAATTAGTAACATCATTATTAACAAATCAAATAGACAACAGATTACCCCTTATAAGAACTCAAATAAGAGATGAAGGCAAAAAAAAATTACATAAATTAAGAGAAAAATTACCTTCAGTAACAGACCTTAAAGAACAGTTTTCATCTAGTGCTTGTAGTTTACAATCACAGAAAAAAATGGAAAAAAGATATAATAATACTAAAAAAATTATAGAAAAAATTATAAACAAGGCAGAAAAAGGAAAATTAAAATTAGATAAATTAGAAGAAAAACTTAGAAAAATCCTTGAAATAATAATACCTAAAATTGAAAATATCTTAAACTTTTTAAAACCCATAATAACTGCACTTCGTATACTTGTAAGAGTAATCCCTCTTATATTAAAATCTATACCAACATCTGTCCCTGGAGTTACAGGGGGAATGATTATTGAGGTAAATGAAAAAAGAAAAAAAGCAGTAGCCAAAATAGCAGAATGGGCTAATCTTATAATTACTATAAATGATTTTGCAATTCCATCTTATAGAAAAAAAATAAGTAAAATATTATCTCCCATTAATAAAGCTTTGAGTTTAGTAAATAACTTTATAGAATCTATAAAAGCTAGATTAGCTGTATTAGATCTATTATATCTCCAATATATTCAAACATGTAATATTGGAGACTTATCAGCTTCAAATTCTGGTAATATAAATGAAAATTTATTAAATCCAGATTTAAGTAATATTATAGAGGAATTACAATCACTGTATGGGAACTTATTAAATAATGTTACTGACGTTAAGGTTATAGAAAGAATAGAAAATACAAAATTTGGGTTTAAAACAAGTTATAAAGTAATTAACTATAATTTAAATCAAAATTCTTAAAAAAATATATATTTATTAATAAACAACAAAAATTATGAAAGCACAACTTTTTGAAAAACTGATTAGAAAAGTAGTCAGAGAAGAAATTGATTATGCGTTACGTAGAGAACTAAAATCACTTAAAGAAGATTTAAGAGATGATATTAATCCTTTAATTAAAGAACAATCTGTTACCAACTCCCCCATACCAAGTAAGGTAAAAAATTCTTTAAAAGAAAAAATAATGGGTAAGGATCCTATTAAAAAACAAAACTTTGTAAAAGATAATACATTAAATACATTATTGAACGAAACCGCAATGGGAAATACGGACACACAAACAGCAATGGCCCCCATAAGTAGTCCTTTTTCTACATCACAATCAATACCAACAGAAGCAATGCCTGATAAAATAGCTAGTGTTGTAAATAGAGATTATAGAGATTTAATGAAAGCAATTGATACTAAAAAAAATAAATAAAAATGCCCTTAATAAATTCATTTAGAAATATAAGTCCCCTAGATATTAACAAAAATGTTAGAATAGGGGTAGCTTTTCCTTTAGATGAAATTAATATGTTCAAGGGAACACAAACAATAAAAGAACAAGTAAAATCTAATATAATAAATGTACTATTAACAGAACAAGGAGAAAGAGTTAATGAACCTACTTTTGGTGTGGGATTAAAAAAATTATTATTTGAACAAAATCCTAATGAAAATGATTTATATGAAAAAATAAACCAACAAATTAATATCCACATACCTGAAATATCATTAATAGATACTTTAGTAAACTTTATAGATAATGAAAATCTTCTTTATATAACAATTACATATATGTTCAATTTAGATAATTCTCAAGATTCTATTCAATTAAACTTTAATTAAAATGGCATATTCAAAAACATCTAATAAATCTCAGGATAAAGACGTTAAATATCTAAATAAAGATTATAACTCTTTTAAAACATCCCTATCAGAATTTGCTGAAGTATATTTTCCTAATAATTTTAATGATTTTAGTGAAGGTAATCCAGGAATGATGTTTTTAGAAATGGCATCCTATGTAGGAGATGTATTATCATTCTATACAGACACACAATTAAGAGAATCATTTTTAACATTAGCTCAAGATAAAGAGAATATATATAATTTAGCTTATGCTATGGGGTATAAACCCAAAATGACATCAGCTGCTTCTGTAGATTTAGATATATTTCAGTTAGTACCATCTAAATTAGAAAATGGCCAGTATTCTCCTGATTATAATTATACTTTAGATGTAAATACTAATTCTACTTTTATATCTACTGAAGGTTCTTCTTTTTATTTAGACAATACTCTTAGATTTGATTTTTCATCATCCATAGACCCAACAAAAGTAACTGTATACCAATATGATGATGATGATAATCCACAATATTATTTACTTAAAAAAACAACAAGAGCTATTTCGGGAGAAACAAAAACTCAAACATTTACTGTTGGAAGTGCCGAAAAATTTAAAACATTAACTTTATTTGATTCAAATGTAATATCTATAGAATCTATAGTAGATGGTGATGGTAATATTTATCATGAAGTTCCCTATCTAGCCCAAGATACAATATATGATGAAATGCAAAACACAGGAGCTAATGATTTTGAATTACATGGGTTTAATAACCAAACTCCTTATCTCTTAAAATTGAAAAAAGTACCACGACGATTTATAACAAGAGTAAAATCAGATAATACTTTAGAAATCCAATTTGGAGCAGGTATAAGTGATAAATCTGATGAACAAATAATACCTAACCCTGATAATATAGGTTTAGGAATTAAAGATGGTAGATCTAAGCTAGATGTAGCTTATGATCCATCTAATTTTTTATTTACAAAAGCTTATGGTCAAGTACCAGCAAATACTACCTTAACAGTAACATATTTAGTGGGGGGAGGTCTAAATTCTAATGTAAATTCAAATACAATCACTCAAGTAGGAACTTTACTAACCAGTAATAAACCAAATTTAAATTCTTCTATGTTAAATTTTGTAATATCATCTGTAGCATCCTCAAATGTAGAAGCAGCTAAGGGAGGAGGAGCAGGAGATACTATTGAAGAAATTAGAATGAACACAATGGCTAATTTTGGAGCTCAAAATAGAACAGTAACTAAAGATGATTACTTAATTAGAACATTATCATTACCTCCTCAATTTGGTAGAATAGCTAAAGCCTATATAACTCAAGATGACCAAATATCTCCATTAACAACAAAAGTAAATCGTATACCTAATCCCCTAGCTTTAAATTTATATACTTTAGGATATGATATAAATCAAAACTTAACAACCCTAAACACAGCTACTAAAACTAATTTAGCAACTTACTTAGAACAATATAGAATGCTAACAGATGCTATTAATATTAAAGATGCATTTGTAATAAATTTTTCACTTAATTTTGAAATAGTTTCTTTTAAAAATTATAATAATGAAGAAGTTTTATTAAATTGTATAACTGAACTTCAAGAATATTTTAGTATAGATAAATGGCAAGTAAATCAACCCATTATTGTATCTGAAATAGAAAATTTATTAAGTGGAGTTAAAGGTGTTCAAGTAATTGAAAAAGTAGAATTTGAAAATAAAAACAGCACAAGCTTAGGATATTCACAATATAAATATGATTTTACTAATGCAACTAGAAATGGGGTAATTTATCCCTCATTAGATCCTAGTATTTTTGAATTAAAGTACCCAAACATAGATATTAAAGGACGTATAACAACATATTAATTATGGCATATTATTTTTTATTTCCAGAAAAAGACGCAACATTATATAGTCATCCAGATAGAATAAAAATGAACACTGGAGGTGACGAAATTCTTGAAATTGTAAAAGAAAAAGGAAGTTCTGACCCTAGATATTATCCTTCTAGAGTTTTAGCTAAATTTAAAAGTAGTGAAATACAATCAACGATAACAGATATAGTAGGAAACTCAGATTTCCAATCAAATGCAAAATGTTTCTTACAACTTTCATCTACAGAACATAAAAATTTAACAACAACACTTAATTTAGAAGCATTTGCCGTATCTCAATCATGGGATGAAGGTACAGGTAGATATTCTAATTTACCTACAAGTTCTAATGGATGTTCATGGGTATATAGGGATAATGACACAACAGCTACACAATGGTCTACTTCAAGTTTTTCTCAACAATCTACAGGTTCAATATCTGCATTAGGGATAACTAAAGGAGGAGGATCTTGGTACACAGGAAGTGGTTTTCAAGGTTCACAACAATTTTTAAAAGGAGACAACTTAGATGTAAATTTAGAAGTAACAACAATAGTTAAATATTGGAGTAGTAGTTTATTTGCAAGTAATACTTACACTGATAGTGATGATCCTGCAACAGATGCACTAGGAATAGAAAATGAAGGAATTATTATAAAACAACCAGATTCTGTTGAAGAGGATACTTCAGGTAGTTTTGGGGAAATGAAATACTTCTCTGTGGACACCCATACAATATATCCACCTAGATTAGCTTTTAAATGGGATGATAGTATACATAGTTCACAATCATTAGCTAAAACTGAAGGTGAATTAAACATTTCATTTTATAGAAATAAAGAAGAATATAACCAAAATGATGAAACTACTTTCAGAATCCATGTAAGAGATAAATACCCTGTAAGACAGTTTACTTCTTCTTCAAATTACCTAAATCCAGGATATTTAACAACATCTTCCTTTTATAGTATAAGAGATGCTCACACCGAAGAAGAAGTCATACCTTTTGACACTGATTATACAAAAATAAGCGCAGATTCAGATGGAATGTATTTTAAAATTTATATGAAAGGTTTACAACCAGAAAGATATTATAGAGTATTATTTAAGCATATAAATAATGATGGTACAACAATATATGATAATAATTATCATTTTAAAGTTATTAGATAATGCCTGATGAATATACCCAAGACCAACCTAAACAAATAAAAGAGAATAATAAAAAAGAAATTACTCTTCAATCTGAAACTAAAATAAATTCCACTAAAATAAAAGGAAAAGAGATAAATTTATTTTTTAATAAAAAAATATATAATAATAGTGCATATGATATAGTTAATAAAGATTTTTCAGAATTCATGGATTCTAAAAATAATATAAATACAAAAAAATTATTTGAAATATACCATAACATTTTTTATTCAATTCCTAAATCTGGAAAACTATCTCATGAAACAATTATAAAACAAAGTGAAGATTATTTTTATAATTTTAATATTCCTAAGGATTCAGTTATAGAAGAATATTTACAAGAAATAGAAAGAAGACTAAATGACCTAACTGATCTTGAAACCCCTAGTACTACATTTTCATTATTTACTGAAGGTACTTTTTTAAAACAAGAAGGATCCACAACAGTATATATAATACATAAAGGAGTTAAAAGAGCAATATATAACTCACGTTTAGTAGAAATAGCTAAAACAGTTTTTGGAAAAAGGAACATCCCTATTGATGAATTATCTCAAGTTGTAGATCCAGAAACTCTTAATGAAATACCCACAGGTCCCAATATTAATTTATCTTCTGATTTTTCTATACCTCTAGAACAATTTGATGAACCAGAAGAACTAACAACAACAGAACTAACAGATTTAGTAGATGAATATACTTTTACTTTATCTAATACTCAGGGGGCTATAACTATCAAATATAAAGGTTTAAGTCCTGTAGGTCTTTTTCCTGAACCAGATACAAAAACAATAAAAATATCACAATTTGAAAATAACCCAATCACAATATCTATCCTTAAACCACCATCTCCCTCAGGCAAACCATTTATAAGTATTACTAATGATACAGATGATCCCATTGAGGATGTTTTAACTATAATTAATTCAGATACAGGACAAAATGTACCAGCATCAACAATAGCGGGCACAACAATAACTTCACCATTTATACCAATGCATTTAGAATGGGGTTCTAGTACACATCCTGATGGACAAAACTGGTATACAGGTACTACAGCAGATTCTAACTTATATGCAGGTTATTTTGCGGGTAAAAAAATAGAAACAAGATTAATTACACCAACAAGTCCTAACGCCCCTAATAATATAGACATTCAAACTATTTTTAATAATCCTGTTAGTGATTATTATAAATGGGAAATGAAAGTAGGAAGTTCTAAATCAGGACTCAGTAGACCTAGTGGTCAAAGGGGTAATATTAGAACCAATAGATACAATCAACTTTATGACTGGGAAAGAGTTTATGGTAGACCTATATATAACTTTATAATAAATAAAGAAAATATAAGATGGTACTGGACCCTAATAAAAGATAAAACAGTAAATAATACAAATTTTAAATATTATTTAGAATTATCTACAATGAATTTTAGCTATATAAATAACACAGTTTACTATAAAATAATGGGTAATGGAAATTACCAATTTCAAGGAACTAAGAATGTAGGAAGTAGAAGACTTATTGAAGTTCGTGATAATGATTTCAGAAAAATCTATAAGCCCGATACAGTATCCAATACAACCTGGGGTATTATAGACTATGCTGGGTATTCTTCCAAATATTCTAACACATCTGCAGCAAGTAAAAAAGAATTTATACAACCTGAGTTAGTATATCCAGGTTTTAAAGGAATTATGTCTAAAGATGCAAGAGTAGCATTTGAAGGTCCATATGATTTTATATAACTTTTTAATAATAATGATATGACTAGAAATGAAATCATAGAAATAGAATCAAAAATATTAGGGCTAAATGAAGAACAAAAATTAAAAGTATCTTCTAAAGCAGATTACATAATTAGTAACCCTAATAGTAATTGGTATAAATCAACACAAAAAAAAGCTATAGAAAAAGATAGAGGTTTATATGCACAAGCTATATATGAAGCTAATTGGGTACTTTATGTTAAACCTCTTTTAGATAAAGATAATGTCCAAAATATTAAATTCAATAAAAAAATATATGAATCTATAGAAGCAGAAGCCAGTTTAGACAGAGATTTTAATGAGTTTAAAATCAAAAAGTATACAACTATTGAATTCTTTGAACATTACAATACATTATTTTATGATATCCCCCAAACAGGAGTAAAACCAAATGGATCAGTACTATACACAGAAACAAATGAAAATGGTGATTTAGTTCCCTATATAGCTGAAGGACCCAAAGGAGAAAAACCAACAGAGGGATTTTATGTAATAAACAATAATAATAATATATGGGTTTCAACTAAAAATACACATAAAGAACTTATAGAAAAAAGTAAAGAATATGTAGGAACACCTATTGATCCTATAGATGAAGAAATCCAACAATTGATTAAACAACTAGAAGGAATAAATAATGAAATAGAAAATATCCCAAAAACCCATCCCTTTTTTAATGAAGGGGATATTATTGAATTAGACGAACCACCACACCATAAATACTACATTCAAGGAGGATTAACAAGACCCATATGGAGTAGTGAAGTTTTCAATTCATTAAAATCAGTTGCAGGATTTTCCAAATCAGATCCTTCTACCTCTATAACCATTCGTGTAGATATTGAAGGAATAGAATCAATAGGAGTTTCTCCTTTAGGACCTATATATTCTATGAAAGACTTATAATTTTTATATTTATAACAATATAATACAAAATGGCGGATAATAGTAAAATATTAAGCATATCAACTCAAGAAAATCTCCAACTAGATTCTTCTATTGCTTCAAAGAATATATCTAAAGGCTTTGGAAGAAAAGAAGATATAATAGAATTACATATTATTACTAAGGATAATCAATTAGTTTATTCTGAACCAAATTTTAAGGAATACACATTCCCTGATTCTTCCCAAAATTCAACCCCCACTGATACTTTTCCTGAAATAATATTAAACCCCACTGAAATATTAAGTAATAGGGGATATGTTAGTGGTAGATTTATTATTAAACTAAATATCCAAAGAAAAAAAATATTTGATGCTAATAGTAATCCTTTTTCTATAAAAGAAATATCACCTTCTCGTAAAGAACTTAGAATTATTACTCCTAAAATATCAAATGAAATTTTTGATAGATCTGTTAAAAGTTTTATATCTGAAATTGAAAGCTCAGCTTATTTTAGAGATTTTGTATTAAATTTTGGAAATGATGTTAATGTATTAGGGATAAATATTTTATTAAATAAAGATCCTAATAAACATGAATTATTAGTAAAAACATTAAATTCTTTACCTATATCTATTAAAGAAAACTCAACTTTTAAAATAGTTGAAAATATAATAGATCCCCAAATAATAGATGTAGATTTAGGAGAACCCGAAATTGATGATGATAATATTAATTTAAGAGGTCCTAATTTTAAAATAGATGTTAGAATTAATAATAGTATACCTTCTAATTATAAAACATATAATGATATATTAGAATATAATGTAACTTCTTCTTATCAAAGACTTTTAAACCAGTTAGAAAATAAAGAAATACCCACAATTAAATATGACTATGTTAGACCTGTTTCCTCAAGCACTGAAGATATAGATCAAGCATACCATTTTGAAAATTTTGTACATTTTAGTAATGCATCTGAAAGATTAAAAAATTTCGAATATAAAGTAAAATTAATTGAATTATATGATTCACAAATTCAAACTATAGAGGACACAGAACAACCAAATGTAGGCATATCTACAGAATTAAAACTTAATATAGAAGAAATAGAAGAAAAGAAATTAAAGTTAATATCAGGACTTGATGGGTATGAACAATTTTTATATTATGAATCAGGTTCATTTGCAACTTGGCCTAAAGTAGTAGCTACTACAACTGAAACAGAAACATTTTCCACAGGTACAATATCTTCTACAACTATAATAATGACTAATGCTGCACCTAATTTTGCAGTAAATCTTGCATTAGCTTCACAAAACACATTAGCAAATTCAGCTATGAATGCAACTATTGGTAGTTTTACTGCCAATGGAGTACAAGTAGGAGATATAATAACTAACACAACAACAGGAGAATCAATTAATATAACATTTTTAAATACTGATTTTCAGATTCAGTTTGAATCTGATATGTTTATAGATACTACAGACGAATGGACAATTGGTACTCCACTAGCTAGTACTTTTGGATCTTTAACTCTTAGTAGTGCTACTTTTATAACAGATGGAGTTCAGGTAGGACAAACAATAAATAATACAACAACGGGAGAATCAGCTGTGATAACTGCAGTCAATTCTGAAACACAAATAACTTTCTCTGACTCTTCTATAATAACAGGAGGAATAGAAATATCTGCTGGTAATACTTTTACAATAACACTTTCAACAGAAATTCCTTTACCAGGAGCACAATCTCCTCCTTATATTTTACATTCAACTACATCACCAGAAGTTCAAACTTGGTTGGGAGATGAAAGAGGAGAATATCCTAATTATGGAGGTCAATTACTATCAGCTTCTTTATTTGATAAACAAAATGAATATGCTTTAGTAAATACAATCCCCAAACATATTGTAGACAATCCTGATAACAATTTTTATCAAACATTTGTCCATATGACGGGCCATCATTTTGACCAATTATGGACACATATAAAAGCCATAACAGACATAAATGATTCCCACCATACAAGAGGTATTTCTAAAGATTTAGTTTATTTTCAATTAAAAAGTGTAGGAATAGAAGCCTTTGATCAATTTGAAAATTCTAATTTAATAGAATATATTTTAGGCCAAAACACAGATCCTTCTTCAACAACTGTAGGAGATTCAGAAGTAGGAGAATTTATAATTGGAGACTCTAGTAATAATTTTCTTAGTATTCCTGAGGGTCAAACTTTAGTCACTGCCTCAAATGCTGGATCTATACCTAAGGGAGATATAACAAAAGAAATTTGGAAACGTTTATATCATAATGCTCCTTATTTATTAAAAACAAAGGGAACAGAAAGAGGCCTACGTGCTTTAATGAGTTGTTATGGTGTACCCTCTACAATTTTAAATGTAAAAGAATATGGGGGCAATACCGTAGTTAGTGGACCTCTAAAAGATTTAGACACAGCTGATATTTACAAAACTTTTACATATGATAAATCAGCGTTTGCTTTAAAAGGAGATGCGGGAACAGATGGCCACTTTGTTTTTTCTAAATGGAGTTCTTCATTAGGCCCCACTTTACAAGACCCAAACTACAATTCATCTACAGATCCCAATATAGCAGGAGCTTCAGATAATCCTAATTCTAAAAAACATTCTTTAGAATTTAGAATTAAACCTACTAGAATTATAAATGGA